TTATCTGAAACTGCATATCAAAATTACCTAACTGCTAACAGTATGACAGAAGATATTGCTACTGGCGAAGTATAAAAAAATTTGGGCTTGACATTTGCCCTTAACAAATGTTATTATATTATGATGTTTAATTTGATTGAGGTATATTATGAAACTATCTAAAACAACTTTGGAGTTGTTGAAAAATTACGCCACCATTAACACAAATCTTTTGGTTAAGGAAGGTAGTAGTTTGTCAACTGTGTCCGCTTCAAAGTCCATTCTTGCGAAGGGCACAATAGAAGAGAACTTCCCACAGGAGTTCGCTATCTATGACTTGAATCAATTTCTATCTTTGGTCACTATGAGTGAAGATACAGAGATTGAATTCTCGGATGATTATCTGACATGCAAATCTGGTGCTGGAAGGTTCAAGTTTTATTACGCGGAACCATCTATCATCGTGGCAGCGCCAGAGAAAGAAATTGAAATTGATTCTTTCTATCAATTCAACATTACCAAGGAACAACTCAATACTATCTACAGGGCAGCGAGTGTAATCTCTGCACCTACTCTTAGTGTTGTCGCTCACGCGGATGGCGTAGTCCTTAGTGTTGGTGACCCCAATACTCCGAAGAGTAATTCATTCACAACTGACATTGGTCAAGCTAATGTACAGTTCGATGCTAGACTTGGTATTGAAAACCTTAAAGTAATCCCCGATGATTACGAAGTCACAGTCAGTCAGAAAAAGGTTTTCAAATTTTCTAACTCAAGACTGACATATTTCTTGGCACTAGAGCCAAGTTCTCAAATATAAGGAAGTAAAATGGAAATAGAAGTAGGTCAAAAATTGCCCCAAGACATTACCTTTTACATGAGGGTAAGGGACGAAAACATGGCTGCACAGGGTGATGAGAATCCATACATCTGGCAGATGGTCAATTCAACTGACTTGTTTGCAGATAAAAGAGTGGTTCTTTTTGCATTGCCTGGCGCCTTCACTCCAACATGTTCTACCTATCAACTACCAGACTATGACGCGAACTACGAATTGTTCAAATCAAATGGTATTGATGAAGTTTACTGCATATCTGTCAATGATAGTTTTGTCATGAACAAATGGGGAGATTGGTTGGACATTGATAATGTTAAATTGATTCCAGATGGTAGTGCTTACTTTACTGAGCAGATGGGTGCATTGGTGAGGAAAGATAATTTGGGATTCGGGCCGAGGTCATGGAGATATTCTTTACTTGCTAACGATGGTGTAGTTGAAGTTGCATTTGTCGAAAGTGGGTGTACGGATGATTGTCCAACAGACCCATATGAAGTATCTGACCCACTAACAATGATGGAGTATGTTGTGTCTGAGAGTCTTGTAGGCCGACAGCACGAACTAAATCTTGAAGATGGATTGGGAACAGACGAAACATTTGCATAGAGTTGATTACGATTTAAAACCTTTATCAAAAGAACTCGCAATCGATTTTATACAAACGCATCATTATTCACCGATGATGCCTAAACTCACGAAACACTACTTAGGGTGTTTTTTGGATGGTGAACTAGTGGGTGTTTTGACTCTGGGTTGGGGAACACAACCAAGACAGACAATCAATAAAATGTTTACAGGTCTAGAGTCAAAGCACTACTGGGAAATTGGTAAGATGTGCATGACAGATGAAATGCCAACCAATTCAGAATCACAGATGTTAAAGAAAGCTGTAAGATGGATAAAGGATAATTGCCCAGATGTATTATTCCTTTACACAATGGCAGATGGTATCATGGGTAAGTGTGGATATGTATATCAGGCAAGTAACTTTTTATATGGTGGACAATACTTCACTCAAGTATACGAAATAAATGGAGAGAAAGTTCACCCAAGAGCAACAAGAAAATTATGTGAGGAGAACGCAAGGTTCTCTGGCAAAGAGAGAGTTTTTTGGTTGACCTCTGATTTTATGACAGAAAGAGGAATCAAAAAAATCGAAGGATATATGTTTAGATATATCTTTCCGCTGAACAAAAAGGCAAAAAAACTATTGAAAAAATCAAACATGGAATGGACTAGAAAATATCCGAAAGACCACAATCTAAAATGGTTCGATAAAACTAGTAGACCCAAGTTTGAAATTGAACAACCCCACTTCACATATGATGATGTTCTTTACAACGCGAGGAATATATCTGGTGGTGGGGCATCTTTAAGAGGAATATTATGAGCAAAGTTATTTTAGTGTCTGGTGGGTTTGACCCACTACATAAGGGACATCTTGACCTATTGAAAGAAGCAAAGGCGATGGGTGACCATCTAACGGTAGGTATCAACAGCGATGAGTGGTTAACTAGAAAGAAGGGGATGCCATTCATGTCACAATGGGACAGAATGGATGTGTTGATGGAATTAGAATGTGTTGACCATGTAGTTCCTTTCAATGATGATGACGATACTGCTAAAGACTTTATAGAGAAAGCAATTGCTTCATGGGGAATAGACCACAAGTTTGTATTTGTGAATGGTGGTGACAGGACAGAAGATAATATTCCAGAGATGGAGCTGCGAGAAAAGTTTTCCTTTGCTCATTTAGAGTTTGCCTTTGGTGTTGGTGGAGATAAAATTTATTCTAGTAGTTCGGTAAACAATGTAGAAAGAGCTTGGGGTGACTATAAAATTATTCACGCGGAAGAAACTGCTAAGGTAAAGATACTAACCATTGAAGTTGGTCAGAGTATTAGTTACCAAAGACATTTTTATCGTGGAGAAATCTGGCATCTCGTAAATGGTCAGGCAATGATTAAAACCAGTAAGGGTACTCCAAATAATTATACATACGAGTACTTGACTTCTGGCCAAAACTTTAGTATAATACCCTACGAATGGCATCAAGTGACAAACATGGGTAAAGAACCTTTAAGAATAATTGAGATTCAACATGGGTCATATGTTGAAGAAGATGATATAGAAAGACAGGAGGAAGTACATTGAGTAGAGCAAGATGGAAAAAGGGAGTTAAGTCAAGGCGACAGGTTGCCTTGGAGACTTTGTTAAAAGCAAAGTTCACTCCTAAACAAGTGAAGTCTGGTAAGTTCTCTAAAGGACAACCAGTAATGGTAGACCGTTCCCAAGATACTTGGAACGAAAAACGAGATTACCAGATTGAGGTATTACAGAAAAGGGTGCAAGGATGAATGAGTTTTTATGGGTGGAGAAGTATAGACCCAAAACTATTTCAGATTGTGTCCTACCAGATAGGATAAAAAATATCTTCCAAGATTATGTAAACTCTGGGGAGATATCTAACATGCTTTTGTGTGGTACTGCTGGTACAGGTAAGACCACGGTGGCGAAAGCACTTTGTAATGAACTTGGGTGTGACTATATTGTTATCAACGGTTCGGATGAAAGTGGTATTGATGTATTGCGTACCAAGATAAGAGACTTTGCTAGTACGGTTAGTTTTGAAAGTAAACCTAAAGTTGTGATTATGGATGAGGCGGATTATCTAAATCCAAACTCCACGCAACCAGCACTTAGAGCTTTTATTGAGGAGTTTTCTGGCAATTGCAGATTTATTTTCACATGCAATTTCAAGAATCGAATCATCGAACCTCTTCATAGTAGAACATCTGTCATTGAATTCAAACTCGGCAAAGACGAGAAACAAGAAATGGCAGGGCAATTCCTAAACAGAATGAAACAAATTCTTATGGAAGAGGGTATAGATTACTCAACCCCAGTTCTCGCTGAGTTATTGATGAAACACTTTCCAGACTATCGTAGAGTGCTAAACGAACTCCAGAGATATTCTCGTGGGGGTGTAATCGATGAAGGTATCCTAAGTAATCTCGCTGAGATAAACACCAAGGGCCTTGTTGATAGTCTCAAGGGTAAGGACTGGCGTAAGATGAGACAATGGGTAGTCAACAATGTTGACAATGACCCACAAGGTGTCTACAGGAAGGTCTATGACTCTCTTATAGATAAGGTGAAACAAGTACCCCACTTGGTACTATTGATTGCTGACTACCAGTACAAGAGTGCATTTGTGGCAGACCAAGAGATTAACTTGACCGCGTGTCTAACTGATATCATGGCGAGTGTGGAATTTAAATGATTGAGGGGTTAGGTGAACCAGTAAAGACCTATGATGCTGAAGAGTTCAAGGTAAAGAAAAAAGCAATCAGTCCCTTTGATTTTGCGAACAGTATCAACTACAGTAAAGAGGATTTGATTGTAGATGATTGGTCTGAGAAACAGTACAATGCTTTTATTGTGAACAAGTCATTGTCTCATGGAATGGATACGGTTGTGGCATCTAATGAAATGAATGCTAGACCACACCTTGATGCAAAATTGCAGTATGATTTTCTAAGGGGACTTGTTCGTAAGAAGAAAAGATTTAACAAGTGGTTGAAACCAG